AACCCATTCCATTACTGCTTGAGCACCTGAAGGAGTAATTGGATCAAATAATTGCATTGTGATATAATTCCATATCAATTTACCTTTTACTTTTCTATAAGTGTTAATATGATTTAATACTATTTCGTCCTGTGCAAATCCTAATCCACTTATACCTTTAATGATATATGTTGGAATACCGTCGACGTACATTACAAACCTATTTGCTACTTTGGGCTCAAAAGCTGTGAAAAATATTTCGTTTGGGTCTAATACTGCCATTTTGTGTTTTTATTTAATTTTTTTATTCAGTTATAAATATTATGTTTTCTAATTCTTATGCAGGAAATTCAGCTCCTGTTGGAAGAATGTTGAAATCTAGGTAAATGAATTCTGCCGTTTTAGTAGGTTGTATGTATATAGCACCTCTTAATTCGTTTCTATCAATTACCTCAGGTCCATTATTTGAATCATTCATAACAACTTTAAACGCGTATAAACCTTGTCTTTGTTGTACTGACTCTAGATATGGATTAACTTGTCCTAAAAATACATTTCTTGTAGCTGCTGTATTTTGTTCAAATACTAAGTTATCAGATATTTGTGAAATATAATTTTTAAGTGCAATTAACAATCTTCTAACATTTACTCTATCTAAAGCTGATGCTTGAGTTTGTAGAGTTTTCTGTCCAAATACTACAACTCCTCTTCCTGGGAATGTTGCTATTGGATTTACTTTACCTACATATAGAGTATCTCTGTTTGCTTGAGTTAATTTTCTTTCTGCTTGAACTACTTGACCTAATCCACCTCTGTTTATACCTGCTGGTGCGAACCATGCTTCTGCTGTTCTATCATTAGCTGCATAAACTCCTGGAATTAGTGTTCCTGCTGGTACCCAAACTCTTTGTGCTGAATCTGGATCTGTTACCATACACCATGGCCAATATGACGCTGCGTATGATGTGTCTTTTCCTGCTGCTGTTCCAATAGTTGCTGTTATAGATGAATCATATAATTCAAGATCTAATATTACAATATTATCTCCTCTATTTTCAGTATTTGAAACTAGTGAATTTAAAGGTGTAGAGAATGCAGATTGAACTAATCCTGGAGCTGATATGATGTTATATTTGTAATCATCTTTATTAGCTAATAAATTAATTGCATCTGTGTAATTTCCACCTAATAATCCTTGAGAATCAGTAGCATTAATTTTATCATAATATAATCCTTTTCCAGTTAATATTGATCCTTGAGCATCTCCAAATGCACCTGAAGCTGCTACTGGTATAGAAGCTGTATATTGTGCTTTTGCAGTTCCTGAATTATCAAAATAATTTGGAGTTTTATAATGTACTTCTTTTACTCTTATATATCTTGAAGCATTTGGATAAGATCCTGTTGTTTGTAAATATGGATCAGCTGTTCCAGCTCCTCTTAATACTTGTGTTTGGTCACCAATTATTCTTGAAATATAATTTGGTGATGTTGGGTCTAATGATACATTATTAAAACTTTCAAGAACTGATTTTGCTCTTGTTGTATCATTACCTTGTCTTACTATTACACTAAATGTACCAGATGAAGTATTTGGAGAAGATATTTCCCATCTTAAATTATCTCTAGTTCCATTTGTTAAAGCACCTTGAGAATTTTCAGCTCCTGCACTATTCATAATAGTACCTTGACCTATTGATTCTAATGTGAAAGCATTTGCATCTGTTATGTTAGCATCTACTAATGTAAATGTTAAAGCTGATTCCGGAGTACCAATAGATGCATCAGCTGCTACTGAAATTACATCACCTACTGCATATCCTGCTACTGAACCTGAAGTTACAATAGCTGTAGGAGCTACGTGTAAATCACCTGCTGCAACTGTAAATGTTAAATCTGCACCACCAGCACCAGTACCAGCACCCATTACGGATTGTGAAGTTACTGTTAATGTATCATTAGTTGCGTATCCTGAACCTGTTGCTACTACTTTTACTGTAATTGTTGTAGCATCTGAAGCTGTAACAGCAAATGTTGCACCTGATCCATCACCTGAAGTTGCTGATTGAGAAACTAGGTAACTAGCTGCAACTGCATTTGTTGGAGATGTAGCAGTTGGAATTGCACTTTGGCTAAATTGACCACTTGCAGATGCCATAGTAACATTAACTTTTAATCCTGTTCCTGTACCACCTGTAGTAGTTACGTTATCATACTGTCCTGCTAATCCGTTATCACCTGTGTTGTCATTGTATTGACCGAATACGTTTGTTCCATTTGGTATATCACCACTTTCTTGATCATTAAATATTGTTGATGAAGTTGCTGCTGTAAATGAACCAGAAGCTACTCTAGTAACAATTAAAGAAGTACCTCCATTTTGGAAATAGTTATAAGCTGAAATAGATGTTAGGAATGTATATTCACTAGTATCATTTGCTGAACCACTTTCAAAGGTAGTACCAAAGTTAGCTTGATACTCACTATAAGTAGTGATAAGCTTTGGAATATTTACTTGACCTTTTACTGTAGGTCCAATTATTGCTGCACCAGCTTGTATTGGTTGAGAAGTTATTTGAGATTGATCATTTTCTCTTGCTAATACTCCTGGGGAAATTAATGTTTCTGCCATGTTATTTAATTGTTATATTTTGATAATAAATATATGAGCTTTTGTCAAAAATTTAATTATTAGGGGAAAATTCACCAGTATCTAAAGAAATTGTTCCTTTGCCATATTTCTCTTCTAATTCTTTAGCTACTACGAGTTCTTCTTTTCTTAAATCAACTAAACTCACTTTTAATTCTTCTTTTTGAGCTTGAAGTTGCATTATTTGCACTTCTATAGCTCCTGTTGTTTCTACTATTTGGTTAAATTTGATTTTTAAATCACTAACCTTTTTAATTTCTTCTTCTGTTAATTTTGTCATATTATACGTATTAAAACTTATTGTTAAAAACTATTGTTATGCTATTTGTTGTGTTACTGTTATTGTAATTGTTCCTCCTACTTGTGGGAAAGCACCTAATGGGGTACCACTATTATTAACTTCTAAAGCAATATACCCTTGATCAGTTCCTGGTGATGGTTGACCTACAAAAAAGTCAACATTACCACTTGTTAATACACTATTAAGACGAGAATAGTATGAATTTGTTGAACCATTCTGGGCTAATTGATATCCTGATCCTTGAAGTCCAAAACATGCTGAGACTCTTGCATCTCCTACTTTTGTACCTGGGGAAACTAATGTAGTTCCTGTTTCCATAAATTGTAATGTTGCATCCATAGTAACTACAAAGTTATTACTAGCATTTAATGCAGGTAAAGGATAAGTACCTTTATCACTAGAGTCCCAAGGATAATATCTAAAAATTAAATCTGGGGTATTATCAACTTGTTGTGGCTTTATAAAGAATTGTGATGACATAAATCCTTCAGCATTTTGTGTTGCGTTAGCGTTAAGATTACCTTTTGAAATACCAAAACTACCTGTAAATGTAGAATTACCACTTCCAACATTAATACTACCACTATAAACATGAAGATCATTTGAAGATGAAACTACTACTTTTGCATTAGCTGCCGATGCACCACCTAAAGCAAATGCAACTTTAGCTCCTGCATTTGATGATTCATTAGCTACATAAGTATTTCCATTAAAATTGAATTTTGTTGCTGTTGCTGTGCTAACACCAGTATTTGTACCATCATGAATTTCTAATCTTCCAAGTATTGCATCGCTTGCACTTATATTACCTGATGCTGTTATATGTCCATTTGAACCTGATACCCATAAATTACCATTCATATGTAAACTAGCTGTTGGTGTACCAACACCATGCATTCCTATTTTATTAGTAGCAGAATCAGTTTTGAATAAAGGATTATTAGAAGCACCTTTAACTACAAAATCAATATCATTAGTACCTTCATTGACAGTTACCTCTCTTTGAGCACTAGTACCATCAAATTTAACATATGTTTTACTTTGTATTTTAAATAAACTTGATGAAGGAGTAAATCGAAGATAATTGTTATATGCCTCATCACCCCAAATTTTTCCATTTTCGACATATAAATTACTTGCAATTACATCTCCAGATGCTGTTATATTAGCTGCACTAATATCCCCAGTAAATACCGCATCGGCTGATGCTGTTATACTAGTTACATCAATTGAAGTAGCATCTACTTCTCCTGTTACTGTAATTCCTGTATTACTTGTAGCTAATTTAGTAGCTTCATTATATTTTAATAATACATTTCCACCACCCCCAGCTGATGCTGTGAAATTAGATTGTGAAATTGCTGATACATTATCTGTTAATACTAAATCACCTCCTAAAGATACTTTAGAGTTAGCTGCAGTTGTTAATGAACCAGATATTGTTATAGCGTAATCTCCAGCTCCTGTAAAAGCATTAAAAGATTGGGATACTTGAGATGCTAAAACAGGTTGTCCTGTTGTTACACCAGCATTTGAGAATGTTAATTTAGACATACTATTCTTTTATTTTATTATAAATATCAAGAAGATTTTTCTAATTGACGGTTTATTGCCTCAATTACTATTTGAGATGAAATTGACGTAGTACATTCATAATGTCTATCTGTATCTTTATGTTCGGGGCACCATTCCCAATCACCTGCGTCTAATTGAACTTTATTAAAACACCCTCCACATTTATCTTTTGGTGCTTCTATTCTTTCACAATCTTCAAACTCACTATAAGCTTCACTAAATCCTGATATCATCACAACAGGTGTTCCTAATCCCCATGCTAACCAACTTAATCCACTTCCTATACCAA